ACCTAAAAATGTATTTGTACTTGGTAATGGTGAGTCCAGAGATGGATATGACCTAAAACAATTTAGACAATGGGGAAAGATATATGGGTGTAATGCACTTTATAGAGATTTCCAACCAGATGGATTAATATCAACAGATTGGGCTATGATGCACGAGATATATTCATCTGGTTATTGTTCTAATAACAAATGTTATTTTAGACAATGGAAACTGTTACCAGAACAATTCTTTGAGATGTTACAATATACTGGATTAGAACAATCAAGTATGGAACAACTGAATGAACAACTCAAGAGTTTAGATTTAGATACAGTAGATAAATTTTTACATCAAAATGAAAAAGGTTCTAGAACACAATTAGTTTGTCACGGAATAGACCCAGAGAGATTTAAAGATGCGATATTAGAAATATTATCAAAGTTTAAAGGATTACCGAAAGGTGATGTAAGACAAAAACTAGGTAATGCTGGTTTATGGATTACTTGGGTAGATGATAATGATATGGCTGAAGATTTAGATACTTTCTTTGATGGTGAATTTATGGGTTGGAGTTCAGGCCCTACTGCTGTTAGAGTTGCAATAGAAGAAAATAAAGATATAGATAACATCTATATGTTAGGATTTGATATGCCAAGAGATGGTAAAGTAAATAATGTGTATAAAGACACAGATTGTTACATTACTTCTGATTGTAAATATGTAAGTCCTATGAACTGGATAGAACAACACGAAAATAATTTTAAGAAATATCCAGACAAAAAGTTTTACAGAGTTATAGATGATGGTTCTGAAATACCAGAATGGTCAGACTATAACAATGTGAAAACAATCACCTACGGAAATATGTGGGGTAGAGTGGTTGTATAAATAACATTATATTATGATTAAGTGAAATAAAATAACATATAAAACATATAATAACATACGGAGATATAATATGTCATTAGATACTTTAAAAAAGTCTAATTCTTTAGACAAGATACTGGCTGCAGTTGAATCAGAAAATGCACCAGTAGAAAAACAATCATATGTAGATGAGAGATTGTGGAAACCAGAACTAGATAAGTCTGGTAATGGTTATGCAGTTATTCGTTTTCTGCCTGCACCAGATGGTGAAGATATGCCTTGGGCAAAACTTTGGAATCACGCATTTCAAGGGCCAACTGGTAAGTGGTACATTGAAAACTCATTAACTACATTAACTCAAAAAGACCCAGTTTCAGAATACAATTCTCAACTGTGGAACTCTGGTGTTGAAAGTGATAAAGAAATCGCTAGAAAACAAAAGAGAAAACTACAATACTACTCAAACATATATGTAGTGTCTGACCCAAAGCATCCAGAAAATGAAGGTAAAGTTTTCTTATTCAGATATGGTAAGAAAATTTATGATAAATTGATGGAAGCTTTACAACCTCAGTTTGAAGATGAAACTCCAGTAAATCCATTTGATTTCTGGGAAGGTGCAAACTTTAAATTGAAAATCAGAAAGGTTGACGGATACTGGAACTACGACAAGTCAGAGTTTGATAGTCCATCAAAATTAAACGAAGATGATTCCGAATTAGATAAGATTTGGAAGACAGAATACTCTTTAAAAGAGTTTAATGCACCATCTAACTTTAAGACTTATGATGAACTCAAAAATCGTCTTGACGATGTTCTAAGTGGAACTCAATCATCAACAAGTTCTGCCGAAGATGTAGAACTTCCTAAGACAGAAGTTGACGGAGATGACAAGTCTTATGTAGACAATGTTGTCAAAACAACTTCTAATGAAAGTGATGATAGTTTAGATTACTTTCAGAAATTAGCAAAAGAAGCCTAAACTTCCTTTGTTTCTCCTTATTGAAGGGGTGTTACACTTTTGTGTACACCCCTTTTTTATTATAAATAGTAATGAGAGTAGGAGAGGCAAATATGGTAGACCCAATTACAGCATTTGGAGCTGCAACAGCAGCCTTTAGTGCAATCAAAAAAGGATTTGAAATCGGCCGAGATGTGGAATCTATGTATGGAGACATCGGTAGGTGGATGACAAGTTGTGAAACTGTAACTAAAGAAGCAGCTAGAGCAAAAAAATCTGGTATGAGTGTTGAAGAAGAAGCACTTGAAGTCTTTGCACACAAAAAGAAAATCGCCGCAATGGAACAAGAACTCAGAACTTTCGTGAATATGAATCACGGCCCTGATGCGTGGAATGAAGTTTTAAGAATACAAGCAGAGATAAGAAAAAAAAGAAAAGAAGCAATAGCACTTGCAAAGAAAAAGCAAGAAGAAATGATTATGTGGATTATGATAGGTGTGGGTTCATTATGTTCCCTATGGGTAGTATTTTATGTTATCTGGAAGGCTATGGGACAGTAAAATGGTAATATCCATAGGAGTATTAGAATGAAAAATAATATTTTGAGTAAATTAATGAAAAGTCATTGGTTTTGGATTTATTTATTTGTTATAATTCTTTTTACAGTATTGACTTTTATTGATTTCATAACAAGTTAATTTAATGAAAAAGTTTAAATGGACTCGTTGGCCGAGATTCAGATCACAGTGGAGACACTCAATGCCATACAAGAGTCCAGTAGTAATGTGGGATAGTGAAATGGTATTAGTTGAGATTAAAGAAATAGATGGTGAGAAAGTTCCTATTCATATGTGTAGAGGGAAAAGTACCAGAAAGATACCAGAATATTAACCAAATTGTTGTCTTACAACTTGACTATGGAAACTATCTGTAATTTTTGTATCCATAACTATTGTTTGTTCAGATGGATTAGTTGTAATATTAGTGTTACCACCAGCCATCATAAATGATGCAGTTTGATTATCTTTTTCTGCAACTAATTTCTTATTATCTTTCATAAGTTCAACTAACTCATTTATTTTATCAACTTGTCTTATACTACTTTTTTCAATAATCTCATTATTCTTATCCATCACTTTTTTAATTTTTTCATTGTTTCTTTTCATACTCTCAACAGTAGCAACTCTTTTTTGTTCAATGAGTTTATCAAATTGTTCTTGAGTTATATCACCTGCTTCTAATCTTTTTTGTTGAAACTTCTCAAATTTTTCAAAACTAAGTTGACTCTTTTCAACTTGTTTTGCATATCTTTCAATCTTGTCGCCTGGTGTATCAATTAAATCTTCTGCTTTTATTAAACCAAATGTGAAACCTTCAACTGCACCAGCGCCCCCTGCTAATATTTTTTCAAACTTATTTGCCTCTTTACCAAAAAGTTCATTCGCATTTCCAAATGCTGCGACTGCGTCTACTGCCGAAACAGCCACAGAACCAACTGCAAATCCTACTGGGCCTGCAGCTCTAAGTGCAGTACCAGCAACTCTCGCACCACCTTTTGCAATATTTTTTACACTACCTAATTTTGATACTTTATCTGGTTTAATCGTTTGTTTAGACTGACCCATTTTGGAAACATCAAAGCCTGATGATTTACCACCCTTTACACCTTTTGCACCTTTACCACCTTTACCAAAACCCATCATTCCACCAATACCTCTAACCATTTTGGTTGCAGTGGATATCGCAAAATATATTGCAGCTGCAAATGCGGCGACTGCTATACCTATACCAATTAAAAATGTTTTTTTGAAATCACCTAATGCTTCAGTCGTATCAGTAAACAGTTTACTTACAACAGCACCTAAACCCTCTTCTTTAAATAGTGTGTATAAGTCTTCAACATAAGCAAAAAATGCTTTAGTTATCTCTATGGTTGCACGGATAGTATTTTTTAATCCCTCAAGGAACTTAGGCCACATATCACTATTAATAAATTTTTGTAAAGCAAATAGTGCAGTCAATAAAAGACCACCAGTGATTAAATTTTTTAAAATTGCACCTATACTTTTAAATGTAGTTTCTATTGGTGATGTAATTGCACCCAATATACCTTTACCAAGATTTTGAACAGATGTTAGTAATTTACTACGGTCTCTTTTTTCATCTTTTTTATCTTCGTTACTTTTTGTTACAGACTCTTTTATACCCAATGCAAAGAATTTTATTCTTTCACCAAAAGTTAAAAACCCTTTTTTATTAGCCTCTATAATTTGTTGTTGTAATTCACTTTGTTCTTCTTTTTGTTCTTTTGTTTCATCAATACCTTGAGTTTGTATTTTTTGTAATTTTACTACTTCGTCTGTTGTTTCTTTTTGTAGATTATCAGTTTCAGTAATACCTTCTTTTTTATCAAAAGATTCTCTTTGAGCTGCAAGTCTAGTATCATTAATTATTTCTGGTAATGCATCTTTTAGTCTTTCACCAGCATCATCACCTCTATCATTTTGTTGAATAATAGTTTGTAGACTATCAGTAGTCTCTTTTTGTCTTTTGATAAGTTCTTGAAAGTCTCTTGAAGTAATATCAGCCATTATTTTTTCTTCTCTGTTTTCTTATCTACATATGCATTTGCACCGAAATATGCGGCGACTAGTGCTGAAATTGCAACAAAATATGTTGGTGCAATATCAGCGATTAATTTTGCAGCTGTGTCTTGTCCTAACATTGCAGTAATTAATATACCACTAGGATAAAATAACATACCAAACAATGCGAACCAAGTCATAGTTCTCATTGCATCTCTACGAGCATCTGCATCTTCTAATTCTTTTCTTTTAAATTCCAAATCCATCTCCAATTCTTCTTGGGAGATGTGTCCATCTCCATTCAAGTCTTTTTTAGCTAACTCTGGGTCAACTGTTTTAGGTATTTTGTTGTTGTTGTTTAAGTCGTTCATTTTCGTCTCTTATATGTTCGTTTAATAGTCCAACATATATTTCTCTTTCCCAAGGCACCATATTTTCTAATTCGGACAAACTGTATTTATGATGTTGCATAAATGAAAAGTTTGTTTTAAAATGGTTCTCAAGAGTATCGTGAGAAAGAGCTATGTAAAAAAACTATTCAAACCCTCCAATCTTACTTTTGAAGAAACATTAGTGTTTGGATTATTAATTTCAACATCCTTATACAATTTTGGTATATTATCAAAGAATGTTCTTACTTTGTTAAATTGTGCAGAAGACAAACTTTCAATGAAATCTTTAGTTTCTTTTTCATTAAAGTCTGTTTTTTCATACACCTTTTCACCATCTATTACTCTATGCACACAATTTATAATAATTTTAAATAAGTCTTCCAAAGTAGGACTTTTAAAATCTTTCAAGTGTGATAAATCATCAATAGATGGATATCTAAATTCTATTGAAATCTTATCATCTAGTCTAACTAAATTACTATCTGGTAAAGGTTTATCTACCACCAAATCAGTAAGGTTAACTTCTTTTGTCACATATGTATTTTCTTCATCTGGACATTTTATAGAAACTTTAGTCATTTCCCCAGATGATTTTGCACGAATATTTACAAATAAATACTCTAAATCTGCCATAGGTATTACACCACTTTTTATAGTGTTGTTAGTGCAATTCTCTATAAGATTTTTTACTGCATTAATTACATCTCTTTGTTCACCAGTTTCATTGGCAATCATAAGGTTCTTTTCTTCTTTTACTAGATATGGTCTATATTTAACATCTAGTTGAGAAATTGGTAGTTTTATGTCATAAGTTGACACTTCAAATTTTGGCAAAGCCATAATGTACTCCTTTATCTAACAAATTTACCGATAGTGTTACCAACACCACCAGTGATTATATCTGCGGCTGAACCAGCGGTTGCAATCGCAGTAGGTGATGCACCAGATTTACCAAGAATATCATAAAGAACACCTTTAGGACTTATGATACTGTATCTGGAATCATCTCCAATATATATATCCGACCCTCTCAACCTTAAACTCTTATCTGCAATACTATCATCAACACCTTCTTCTTTGATAGTATGCCACTCTCTATATGCAAGTTCAACGGTTACTCTTTGAATTTCACTAGATGCTTGGTTTAAATCTTGAGGTGAAATTGATTTAGGCCAAACCTCTTTTACTGAAACTCCATAACTGGTTTTTTCTTCTTTTGCACCAGTAAATGCAAAGAAATTAAATGGTATAACTGTATTACTACCTTTACCCATTTGAAATATATCTAGTTCACCTATGTAATTATTATAATAGTTTAAATTGTGATTTACTGGATTGTAAATGTTTTTCATCCACATTTCAAAGAATCTTTTTTCAGACATATCTGCATTACATAAGAATGTTGCTTGTAATGATGCATATTGACCAACACCTTGAGGTAATTCTCTTGGTGGGCCGTATATATTATCATCTGGTGCAGAACGAATACTTCTGCCTGGAAACTGTAAATTTTCTGCTCTTAAACTAACATAACGATTACTTTCACCAGTAAATAATTTACACTTTAAAAATATCTCAAATCTATTTTGTTGTGCTTGTTCTCTACCATATAAAGAACTTTTAAAATCTCTTAATGAAAATACCATTAGATTGCTTTCCTACTATCTGACCACACTTTACTTGCAGATGATTTCTTGAATCTCTGTACTGGTAACATAATTGCAGTCATAAAATCTTCTTCTTCTAATTTCCTAAATCTACTTCTAACATTACTATTTAAGTATCTTTTTAAAGTTGGTTTAATAAGTCTTACTTTTTTCAACGCACTATAATTTGCATTTGGGTCTAAACGACTTAATAGTTGGGCCCTCAACGCATATGGTAAATAGTGAAAATTTATTCCTAAGAAACCATCTCTATATTTTTCTATTGGTAATACCAACGGAAATGTATCATAATATGGTAGTTTGTTTTTCAATTTAGGGTCATATATAAACATATTCAACGCACCAAAGTTAACTCTACCAGTAATCTTTCCATCTCTTATAAGTTGTGATTGAGATGGTGTACCGAGTTCTTTTATACGATTACGATACCATTGGTATGGTTCTTTACCACTTTTCCTTAACTTTGATATTTCGTCAAATATACTCATTTATTATATTTATAAGTGGGATTGAGGTGGTCTTCAGTCAATATTACAAAATCCATATTTCTATCTCTACAATATTCTTTTGCAGCTTTCCATTTTGCAGTGTTCTTTCCCCACTCGTAAACCTCTTTTATGAACGATTTTGTTTTTCTTTTAGGTATTTTAGGTTCAACAGTATATTTTTTAGGTTTGACTTCTATTATCATTTTTTTTAATTTACCATCTGCTCTTTTGACTTTGACATAAAAATCTGGGAAATATCTATGATATTTGCCATCTGTTGGTAAAAAATAAGGTATTATCAGTTCTTCTGACCCCCACTCTAATACTCTAGGATTTTTATCACAATACACCATAAATTTTCGTTCCCACAAACTTCTGTAATAAATAGTAGTAGGATTACCTTTATACTTTTTAGTATCAGAAGGAATGAAACGACCACTATAACTCATAGGAATATTTATATGGTTAATTATAAAGACATTGCAATGGGAAAACCTTCAACTGAGGGTTTGACAAATGATTTTGATGCAGACCCATTTAAACAAAGAGTGAGTCTTGACCAAAACACTAGAAAAAGTAAATTCAATCAAGAGATTTTACAATATCCATTAAATGCTGGTAATGATGGTGGTAGAACACCAGCTGGACATCATATTCAATTTGAAATATTAGAACAAGATGTAGGTTCAATTAAATTTGGTGAATTACCTAAAGAAACGACTGATGAAGTAGTTGGTATCAGTTCATTAATAAGTAACTCTGCTGTTGCAAGAGATGTTGTTGTAAGTAAAAATGGTTCTGTGTTTACTTTAGTTCCAGCATTATCACAGAAAGCACAAGCTGCAAGTGAGTCTGGAAATTCAAGTAGAGCTGCACAAGAGTTAGGTCTTAATCCATTTATTAGTGGTGCGGCAGAAGTTAAAAGAGTTCAAAAACAAGGTGCAAGAATTAGAAACCAAACATTTGCAAGAGCACCGACAAGTAGACTACAAAGTCTTATAAAATTGTTTATGCCTCCGTCTGTTGAGGTTACATATGCACCACAGTATACTGATATGGAAATAGGACTTGGTGCAAAAACAGCTGCTGGAGCAGTTGATACATTTGTCAACACCAAAGGTGATTTTGCTGAAAAAATAGCTGCGGCAACTGATGAAGTTATGAGAAAAAATAATTTAGTTGAGAAAGCTGGGATTGGTACGATAGATACAATGGCGCCTGGTTTTAAAGCAATATTATTTGGTAGGTCTGGTAAAGCAGTTAACAACAGAATGGAATTAATATTTTCTGGATTACAAAAAAGAAGTTTTTCATTTAATTTTAAATTTTTACCAAAAAGTTATCAAGAAGCAAAAGCAGTTTACAATATTGTAAGAAGATTTAAGTTTCATATGTTACCAGAAATTGCTGGTGATGTAACAACATCAAGAACATTTGTTACACCAGATGTTTTTGATATTAAGTATATGATGAATGATGGTAAAGAAAATGAATATATCAACAAAATATCAACTTGTGTATTAGAAAATATGAATGTAAAATATGGCGGTGATAGATATCAAACATTTGACCCATCTATGGCAGAGGCAGGAGCGCCAGATGGAATGAAAGCTCCACCAGTACAAACAGAAATGACACTTCAATTTAAAGAATTAGAATTAGTGACACAAAACAATGTATTAGCAAGAGGTTTTTAATGGCATACTTTCAGAATTTTGAAACTCTAGTATATGATATAGTAGGTGATGACAATCCAAAACTGTTTACACATATATTAAGAAGGGTTAAGATAAATGATTTAGTAAAAGATAATATTTTACTGTATGATTATTATCAAGTTAAACCAGGCGAAAAACCAGAAGATGTTGCATATGATTTTTATGGTAGTGCAGAATTACATTGGTTAGTGTTGTATGCAAACAATATAGTTGATAGATATCATCAATGGCCTATGAGTGTTAGAGGATTTGAAGATTATATAAAAGACAAATATGCAAGTCCACTTGGAACTCATCATTATGAAATTAGTCAAAAGTCTGGTGATACAACAACAAAGATAAACATAGGTTTAGACTCTACTGGTCATAGTGGTGATACAGTAAGTGAAGTAACAAACAGAGAGTATGAGGAAAATTTACAAACTCAATATAGTAAAATAAGATTAGTAAGAAAAGAATTCGTAAATCAAATTAGGAAAGAATTAAGAACCTTATTACAAAGTGATAAATAATGTCTGTTGGATTAAGTCAATACAATTATAGTGGTACATTTGAAGTTGAAGAATGTAAACTTAAAACACATCACGGAACTGATGTGAGCCTTGAAGGTGTATTAAGTATTGTAAGTGTGTATGAAGATATAATGCAAGGTTTTATGACTGCAAACATATCTTTTGCAGATACAAATGATTTGGTATTAAATAATGGTATTGTAGGTAATGAATTTTGTTACTTAAAATTAGTTACACCCTCCACCGAAGATGTTTCAATAGATTTCACAACAGACCCACTTATCGTTACATCAGTAACACAAAGAACTGAGGGGCAAGGTAAATTTGTTACATTAACTCTTGCATCAAGAGAATATATGAGAAATTCTAGAACCAGAATATCCCAAAGTTTTTCTGGTAATATGTCAGAAATAGTTCGTAGATTAGTAAAAGAGAAACAATTTTTAGGTAGTAATAAAAGATTTTTAACTGATGATAGTGTTGGTTTAGAAAGAGTGGTGATTCCTAATTTACGACCTTTAACTGCAATACAAATGATTGCACAAAGAGCTAAAACAAAAAAAGACTCACCTTTTGTGTTTTTTGAAACTAGTAAAGGTTTGCATTTTTTATCTTTTGATATGATTAATAGACAAAATACTAAAACAACATTTACATTAGGTGCATCAGATACTTATGATAATAAACCATCTAAATCATCTCAATTAGAAGCAAATATAGTTAGACAATTAGGACAAGTAGAAAGTGACCATAGTATAAGTAATAGTGTACTGTTAAACACAATGAATGGAATGTATTCTTCAAGAATGTTGTTACACGATATATACAATAAAACTTATCACGATTTAAAGTTTAGATACTCTGATGCGTTTTCCAAAAAAAATGATATAGAGAGTGGTATTGGTGAAACTGGTTATCCAGTATTTCCAATATCAAGTCCAGTAGATGAAGATGGAAAAACAGTAGAAGACTTTCACGATTCTTATTTGTCTGTACAATCCTCTTCTGGATTTAATAATCCAAAAGGTTCAATCCACAATATCAATCCTTACCCAAATACGATTTATCCTTTTGAGGAATCCTCAATAAGTGATCATTTGTTATCTAGAAATCATAAAATGGCATTTTTAGATAGAATGGGTATGACTATTGAAATGGTGGGTAACTTATCAATACAGGCTTCAGATGTAATAAGATTGAATGTATATAAAGCAAAAACTGATTCAGATAATGAAGATGAAGAATTATATGATGAAAGATTAACTGGTAGATATGTTATAACAAGATTAAGACACACTTTTGATTTTGGTAGACCTAAAAAACATACTATACAAGCGACAGTCATTAAAGATAGTGTGACTAAACCTTATTCAAATAATCTACCACCCAACCCTAAGAGGTTAATTTAAAGGAAGTAAAATGACTAATAAACAAACTCGTAAGTTAAGAACATTAAATTTTCAAAAACAAGAACGATATATAAATAATGATGTAAATGACTTAACAACGGAGGTGAGTAAACTCTACCTCGCAAGAACGAGAAAGTTTTTAGGAAGAAGAACAGCGTGAAGACATTTGACCAATTACAAGAGGGTGTATACGACCCTAATATATTTAAAGCATTTTTTCTAGCAGGCGGGCCTGGTAGTGGTAAATCTTTTGTAGTAAGAAAGACCACTGGTGGGCTCGGTCTGAAAGTTGTAAACTCTGATAATGCATTTGAAAAACTACTAAAAGATGCAGATTTTGATTTGGATTTTAGAGATATGAATCCAGAGAAAACTCTTGAAAGAGATAAAATAAGAAAAAGAGCAAAAGAAGTTACATCTAAAATGCAAAAGAATTTTGTTGCTGGTAGACTTGGTATGATTATAGATGGTACTGGTGCAGAATATGGTAAAATAGAAATACAAAAAAAATTACTAAACCATTTAGGTTATAACACTTATATGATTTTTGTTAATACTTCATTAGATACTGCAATAGAAAGAAATAACAAAAGAGATAGAAAACTACCATCAGATATTGTAAAAACATATTGGAACAATGTACAATCAAACATTGGTAAATTTCAAAATTTATTTGGTACTAAAAACTTTGTTGTTGTTGACAATAATAATGCAGGCGAAGATGTATTTAATAAAGTATTTAAGACAGTTAGAAAACTTGCAAATAAAAAACCCAACAATTACATTGCAAAACAATGGATTGATAATCAGTTAAGAATGAAAAAATTGGCAAAGGGTTGACAAACATAATTTTCTATGTTAATATGTAAACAATAATAATTATAATTAGTGAGGTATAATGACTAAACGAAAAATGTCTGAAGAACAACGACAGGCTGCGATTGAAAGACTTGCACTCGCAAGAGAAAAACGACTAAAAGAAAATCCACCACAATATAAAAACATTGCACCAGAGGTACTTGCGATACCAGATGATGGTTTTATGTCTATGAAAAAAGTTAGACAATGGATTAAGACACAAAAAGATATCGCATCAAGTTCTGAAAAGGCGTCAAGAAGACACGGTATTGATACTAAAATTAAGAATCAAGAAAGAGCAAAAGGACTTAATGCACGAGGATATATTAGGTGGTTAAATAACTATCTTGAGTCTGGTATTTTTGCTGGTGAATTTATTGGTGAGTATGAAAATATACCAGTTACTAGAAAAATTGTTGCAGGCCCAAGAGAGGGTTGTAAAATAAGAGGTGGAAAGGTTATAGACTAATGGAAGAGTTTATGAAGTGTATAGGTATTAGTTGGTGGCAATGGTGGATACTTGTTGCAGTTACTGTAAACACTTCTATAAACTTAATAGTTTATATTAAAGGTAGGAAAATAAAAAAAGACAAATGATACAATTATACAAGAACATTTTACCAGATGATTTGGTAAAAGACTTGTTGGATTATTATGAATCATATGAACCTATTGATTATGGTAATTTCACACAAGTTGAGATAGATACTAAACATAAACTTACAGACTATATGAAAGATATAGTTTATAAAGTTGCAGACCATTATTTTGAGTTGCACGATAAAACAAACCAACACCCAGAACCATTTGCATTAGAGGGTTTTAGGATAAAAAGGTATGAACCTAATAAAGGTAGTTTTCCTTGGCATACTGACGCTGGTAATATACAAAACTGCACAAGGTTTCTTGCATTGTTGTTTTATTTAAATACAAGTGAAGCTGGTACTAAATTTGAAAAGACATATGTACCAGCAGAAAAAGGTAGTGTGGTTGTATTCCCACCAATGTGGATGTTCCCACACGAGGGTGAGATGCCTAAGAAAAAACCTAAGTTTATAATGAGTACATATTTACACTTTATGGGGGTTGACAAATCAAGACAAGTGTGATAAAATACTGATATGAAAGAATTTACATTACTAATAACTATTCTATTTAATTTTCCTAATGGTGAACACCAAGAGATACAAGTAGAACGAAAACAAATGAGTGAAATTGACTGTCGTACTGAGTTGGAAAAACAAGATGATGTTACAATCAATTTCTTGGGTAATAACATAGACTTATTCTTTGAGTGTACTTCTACTGTTGATAATGAAGATACTTATAAATATGAATATGATTATAGAATGGACGAAAAGACTTTACAAGATATATTAATAAAGAAAGGTGGGGCAAATATATGATTGGTGTAAAGAATGGTGTTGGATATTTGAATTATAAAGGTGTATTAAAATGGTTAGAATCTATTCATAAAGATACATTAGAATATGGAAATGAAGACCAACAATTTGTTTTAGAACAAATGATTGATTATATAAAAACAGAGTATAAAGAGGGTAAACCTCTTAAAAACAATAACATTATAGGATATTAAAATGGAAATATTATCAGCAATAAGTATAGTTTTCTCAATTTTCTCTTCATTATTTGTTTATGATGAATCAGAATTTTTTGCACACAAAAAGAAAATGCAAGAACTGTATGGCCCCTGCAGCTGGGAATTTGTGGGAAAACAATCCCTAGACCCTACTGCAAAGTCCATACCTTTTAACCCACCAATTGGCGAAAAGTTCATATTTTTTAAACAAGTTTGCGAAAATGACCCACATAGAAAAGATAAAGATTAGATATCAAAGACTAATCAATAATTGCGATACTGCATTAAAAGATTGCCAAGACTTAGATATGAAAGAGTTTTGGTTAAAAACTAAATTGCTTGTAACAGAGAAGTATCAGAAATTATGTTCTTTGGATTAGTAACATTAGCTGTTGCACTATGCATTAGTGCAGTTGCAGCCTATTATAGTATTGTTGGTTTAATGGCAATATTCTCTGCGGCTGCATTTTCTATTGCAGTAATGGGAATTGTTCTAGAGATAGGTAAACTTGTTACTGCATCTTGGTTATATCAAAACTGGAAAACTGTTCCCAAAGTTCTAAAATATTATCTGACAAGTGCAGTAGTAATATTAATGTTTATTACTTCTATGGGTATATTCGGTTATCTATCTAAGTCACATATTGACGCTGGTACAAATACATCTCAAGTGTCAATAAAACTTGACAGAGTAAACAGTAGAATTACATCAGAACAAAAGACAATAGATAGAGCAGAAAGACAATTAGAAAACCTAGACAAGGCTCTTGAGAGATATGTAGAATTAGGTGCAGTATCAAAAGGTTTAGATAGAAGAGAAAGTCAAGAAGAAGAACGAACAAAACTAACCAATATGGTTAATAAATCACAAGAAAAAATAGATGTATATTTAGATGAGAAGTCAGAGTATGAACTAGAGATTAAGAACTTTGAGGTTGAGGTCGGCCCACTAAAATATATTTCTGCATTGTTATATGGTGATGATGCACTTACATTTTTAGAAAATGCAGTAAGATGGGTTATATTAATTTTAGTATTTGTATTTGACCCACTTGCAGTTCTTTTAGTTGTGGCTGCAAACATAACGATTAGAGATGTTTTAAATAAAAGAAAAAGAATTAAAGATAAGTTGTTGCGAAAACAAAGAAAGAATAAGATACTTGTTAAAGAAGAACCAATCGGTGATGGTACTGCGAGAAAGATTACAAAAACTAAAAATGGTGTTACTATGGAGTATTACGAATAGAGGAGAGAACTATGCCATATATACCAGCAATAAAGGTAATTATAACATTATTGATTATAGAGATAGTTTTACACATTTCTGAAATTTTGATTGACTTAAATTTAATAAATATTTAAATGATTACTATAACAGAAAACGCAAAAAAATACTTGTACGACATTGCAAAAAAGAACGACAAGAAGTTTGTTTCTTTTGGTGTAAGTGGTGGTGGTTGTGCTGGTTTCAGTTACAAATGGGATTATATAGATGAGCCTGATAGAGGACATACCATATTTCACATAAAAGACGAAGTATCACTTGCAGTAGATAAAGTTGCAGAGATGTATATAATGGGTGCTGAAATAGATTATGTACAAGAGATAATGGGTAGTTTCCTAAAAATAAATAATCCACTCACAAAGTCAAGTTGTGGTTGTGGAGAATCCTTTAGTGTTTAAAAATATATTAACTGCAATATTGTTTAGAATATTTGTAACAACGATAATATTTTTAATTATATGTTTCACTATTGGGGTTGCAGTATCAAGAGGAATAGACCCTAGTAAGGGTAGATATTATGGAGAACGAAAAGAGTATTATGTATTTTGTAGAATATATGATGAGAAATTAGATAGAAGTAGAAAAGATGAAGAAAGAAAATGTTTTTATGAGTGTAGTGATAAAGAAACCGTTGTTGTTACAACAAGCATAGGTTATCCTTGTCAAAATAGTATTACAGAGAAGAGAAAACCATAAATATATATGCAATAACTATTGTAGGAGTTTTAAATGGCGTACAGTAAACAATTATTAGACCATTATGAGAACCCAAGAAATGTTGGGACTTTAGATAAAAATAAGAAAAATGTAGGTACTGGTTTGGTAGGAGCGCCAGCGTGTGGTGATGTTATGAAACTTCAGATAGAAGTTAATGACAAAGGTACAATAACAGATGCAAAATTTAAAACATTTGGATGTGGTTCTGCAATAGCCAGTAGTTCGCTAGTTACTGAGTGGCTGAAAGGAGCTCACATTGACGATGCACAATCAATTAAAAACACCGAGATTGCAACCGAACTTGCACTTCCCCCAGTTAAGATACATTGTTCAGTTCTTGCTGAAGATGCTGTCAAGTCTGCGATCTCTGATTATAAAAGAAAGTGCAGTTGTGATGATAGCTAGTTCATTCTGTTCAAATTGTGGCCACGATTCTCATTGTGGAACAAGGTATGTAGATGACATAGACAGAAGTGGAAATGAAATAGAAATTTGTAAGTATTGTAGATGTGAAAAATGCCAAGACAGAGATTAAAGGGACAAAAACCCATAGAATCGTTTGACATTTTTCACGGATATGACCAAGATTTGAATACTTGGTTTGTGGAAATTCAGATACCGAAATTCGGTAGTGGACAAATATTAGAATGGTTTAAATCAGAAGAGGCATACGAAAAGAGAATTAAAGAATTAAGACACACATTGTTTGATATACAATGGGATTAATTTCTTTACTTTTTGTATGCCTCATTATTACTCTTATGTGGAGAGATTAACACATAATTAGTATAAATAGTAGTACCATCCATATGGTTCAAAAGTGGCTGATAGTCCATCAGTTAAAAGGGCGTAATGTTCAAATTAATAGCAAAAGGAGAATATTATGCAAATTACAAAGAACATAATAAAATTTAATAGCTTTCTAGTCAATATTCCTAGACAAATGAAGGGTCTGTGGGATAAATCTGAAAACCGTTGGGGTTACCGTAAGATTTCTGACAAGTAAGTCTGTCAAATTAAAAAGGGCGTCATTTTTCTGACTCTGAATAAATATTAATAGGAGAGAGAAATGTTAGAGATAATCAATTCATTATGGCCAATGTTTATAGGTTTCATTACACTAGTAGTAGTGTTATCACAAATGTATATGAGAATCCAAGTATTAGAAGAGAAGGTTAAAGCCCTTTTTGATTTACACAACAAATCCAAGTAATGTTGTAATTCTACAACAATTCAAAAAAAAATAAAAAAAAATATAAAAAAGACTTGACTTGTTTTTAAAACAATGTTAAGATCAAGACATAATCAAGAAAGAAAGGCAATATATTATGAAAGAACTTTGTAAAATGAATCAAATGGAAAGAATAGAACACAGAAAAAAGATTGAGAAGTGGTCTAAGGATAATGTACAAGAATTACTAATGGGTAATGATTGGTTAAAAAGTGGTGAGTATACACCAAGTAGAAAACTACAAGAAAATGTTAGTTGGTTTGAATTAGAATCAATGTCGTTGAATAAGTTTTTAGAACTTGCAGATTTAGTTACAGCTGAATCGCCTGGAACTTATACAATGAACGATTTAGTAAGAAAATTAGCAAAATAATTTAAAAAAAGACTTGACATTGTTGTCAAAACATAGTACAATATAAACATAATCAAAAAAGAAAGAGAGAAAAATATGACAAATTATATAACATTAGATAGGACTGATGATATTGGAAAAGAGGTATTAATTAATAATGCTTTTAAAAAGTTCAACAATCAAAATGTTGACAAGAATGGTAATTACATCAAGTATAGTGATTTAGAACAAAACTTTGATGGTGTTACTCAAATGTATGAGGGTCTTAATGATTTAGAAGATGCATTGATTGACTACATTAAAGTTATCAAAACTGTTAAAGGTATAGTTAAAGATAAGTTAAAAGACGGAAACTTCAAAACTGATGATAAGGTTAAAGACAAATTGTTCTATGAAGTTCAAGATTTACAAACTTATGCAAACCAATGGTTGCCTGATTATTCTGGTAATGTTGTTAGTGGTTTTAACAAGCTTGTAGGTGATGTTGATGAAGACCATTTTCACCAACTTTAATAAAAAAAGACTTGACAATGTTCTTAAAACAAAGTATAATAGTAATATAATCAAGAAAGAAAGGTAATTATGAATAAAAAA